TCAAAGTATTTAGGCTCAGAATAAATTCTTACCAAACCAGTTGGGTATATTTTTCCATTAAATGGAAGTTTGGCAAAATAATCTTGATAATCTTCAATAGATGTAATCCAAACATTTCCAAATCCAGTTACATTATATTGAACAGCATCGTACTTTATAATTTCTCCTTGTGAATAAAAATATCCATTATACCTGCCGATCCAGTATGACGCTTCTCCTAGGCTAAAGGTGTTGTTGATAACAATATTATTTTTTACAATTGGAACATCTGCAGATAAATCTGCATTTAGAGGAATTGCACTGAGCAAATAGGAAGACTGTGTTCCAATTTCATTATTTAAAGACTTTGTATTTTCACTACCCGAAACTTCCCATAGAAGAACTGGCTTGTAGATATAAAACCTTTCATCATCTAAAAGACTTGCCTGTCTTAATGACCCTATAGATCTTTGAATATGCCTTGTTGTATAGTTAATTACTCCATCATTATAAACATTGTTAGCCTGTGCTGACACAGAAATAATATTAGCAAGTTTAGAATTTGTAAGTGTTTTATTCTTTATCTCTTTATCTTCAAACAAATCATTTGTTCCTTTTAGAGCGAAAGTGGTTGGCCTTTGTGCAATGGTTGGCATAATGTAGTTTTTGCTCATCATAACAAAGTTATTATATTCATCAAAAAACATTGCTGTTTGTGTTGATACCGCCAAATCTTCTAAAACTTCTGCAACGCTTTTGTCTGGGCCAACAAAAAAGTATGGAATGATTATTTCTTTTTCATTCTCTACTCTTTTAAATGTGTAATTGGAAAATCCTATGTAGTCTAACAAAAGAGAAACTGCAGAACTAACAGAGACTTCTGTCATTAATATTTGTGGAGCAGTTATTGATTCTAAGTACCAGTAAAGATCTCTTAGGGTAATTGATACTCTTTTGTTTTCTATATCTGCCTTTGGAAATGAATCAGAATACAAAGTCTTCATTGGAACCCAATAATCCCATCCATCTACATCCACTATAACTTCATAAAATTTAAACTGTATATGCCTGTTTATATATTTTGAAATTATGCTTGAAGAGTTGTTTTCATTAAAGGCTTGATCATAATCAAATATGTTTACTGTTCCGTTTGATGCAACCAGTTGGCCCACTGGAAGACCACTAAGACCTAAGTCTGAGGCGCTTTTGTTTATTGAGTAGTCTAAAGTTTTGTCCGATATGTTCATGACAAGTCTTGGAGAAATTTCAATTAGGTCAAACGTTGAATCTTTTACGTTCATTGTTTCAACAACAATTCTTATTCCAGAAATAAACTCAAACTCTCTATATTGTTTTTTTCCATCAAGAGATCTAACAAATACATCAGGAGATGTTGCGTCTGTAACAAAATTAGTTAGTCTATCGACAGTTTCATCTTGAACATACCAGCCATATTTTGGTTTTATAATTGTATAGTCTGTACCATTCCATATATGAAATTCTCCCATATCGTTTTCATTTTCTTTAATTAAATAAGCATATCCAGTTACAGATTTATTTGGAAGCAATGATATGCTTGAATATATTTCTGCAAAAACAAAGTTAGATCTCCATTCATCTGGAACAATTAGCCCATAAGCAATTTCAACATATCCATCGCTTTGAATTATTGCAGATCCATCTTTTCTTCTTTTTGATGGGTCAAAAGACATTACATCTTGCCAATTGTTATCTTTTAAAAATTGTATTTTCCATTTGCTAGGAACCTTTTGATTTAGTTCTCCGAAGAATGGATCTAAAAATGATCCTGTTGAAGATGAAAATGGTCCAAGATTTTCTGTTCCAGTATGTGTTTGCATTTTAACTACAATCCTGTTTGTTGGAATTTGTTCTTTATAAACAACAAAAGGGCATGCATCTTCAATGTCATATTGAGATCCACGAACTTTGGAGGCAACTCCATATTCTTGGCCTGACTCCGTTCTGTATGAAGTCCAATACTTAAATAAATCATTTTTGTCTGGCATATAATATCTTGGTCTATCAGCCATAAACAAGTTTGGATGATGAAGTTTTCCATTCTCAAAAAATACTGCTTTGTTGATTCCAGATCTTGGTCTAAATTGATTAAAGCATTCTTCCAAAGAATATAAAGTTTTTAGTTTTTCCTTCTTTGTTAAAAAGGTAGTTGGGATGTCATTGTTATCAAATGTACCATCAACTAATACATCTGCATCTGTTGCGTCAGTGTAAAAATTTCCAGCATCATTAATATCAAAACTTGTAGGTAAAGAAGAGTAGACGGTAGATGCTTGTGTTGGTCTGTACCTATAGTTTCCAATATGTTTTATATTGGTTGGAATGTTCATATTCCATTCTGCTATGACTACCGACTTATTTCTGACAGTTGGAGAAGTCTCTAGGAATGTTTGTAGGTCTTTGTCTTCAAACATTATACCTCTTCCAAACTTATTGATACATTCCAGTAGTCAAAGTTTGCTCCTCGTTTTTCAACAGAGTATGAAAAATCACTAATAAACATTTCTATTAACTGATTATATTGTCCTAGGTGATCATATGGGTCTGGAGTTCCTTTAAATATTCCTTTTCTGTCGTATGCAAGAAATACCCAGAACGAACCTTTGTGAGAGTCATACCATTCAAGCATGTCTGCTCCACCTGCTCCGCCATCTGTTGTGTATGACTTAACTGATGACAGTCCAGTGGCAACATCAAAATGCGGGACGTTTGCATGAGATCTTGATGGAATCATTTCCCAACTTGTTCTTAACTGAAGTTTATCTGCAATATGATATGAACGCATACGACCATTGATCATTCTTTCCCGCTTTTCAATACGCTCTTGTGAAAACTCAATTGGCTGCCTATTGTCATCTGTAATCAACAAAAATTGATCTAGCAATGTATCATCTTCAACAACTTCTGGATCTACCCCGACTTCATATCCATATGGTATGTATAGGCCGTCTTGAAGGGTTCCAGAGTTTTCTGACCAAAGCATACCGCTGGGTCTGTTATATTTTTTACGACCCTGCATGTATACAACTCTAGGGTCTAACTCATCTTCTGCCATTTAGCGACACCCCTCTAATTCTTCTATCATCAACCTGTTTAATTGTTGCCATAACTGCTTGTGCAATATCATTAGGATTTGCATCAGTCTTAGCATTAACAGTTAATGTATATGTATTATTATACACTGATCCGCCAACCGATTGTCCATTATTTATTGCTTTCATGGTATCAATACCATGGGCATCTACGGCATACTTGCTCATAATAAACTCTCCTGGGCTAAGCATTGCTGGAACTGTGTCTGTACCCTTAGCAAATCCACCCATAGCAAATCGCATTGGGTTAATAAGTCCACCCTTTGAGAGGATTTGCATAGTTCCTCCGCCACCGCCACCACCAACTGTTGCATCAGCACCAGGAAGTTTAACTGTAGTTCCAGACCAAATCATATTTCCACCCTGATACTTAGGATCAGTTTTAAATTTAGGGTTTAGTTTATATAATTCTGCTAAAGTCATGTCGTTGTCTTTTGCAATATCCCACAAGGTATCTCCTGGCTTTACAACATATTTTGTTGTAGATGGTGTTGTAACTGGCGTAGTTGCTCCAACTATTGGATCATCAACCTTGTTGCCCTGTTTGATGCAATCATTTCCTACTAAGTTATACCCTTCAGGACATACTGTTTTTGTTGGACCTTCTTTAACACAGTCATTTCCTACTAAGTTATATCCTTCAGGACATATTGTTTTTTTCTCTGCTTCTTTTACGCAATTATTTCCAACTAGTGTATGGCCATCAGGACAAATTACTTCTGTTGTTCCTTCCTTAACACACTTATCTCCGACCTGCTTAAAGCCAGCAGGGCATACAATGACTGTTGCCCCTTTCATTACACAATTTGTTCCATCAAATTCATAGCCTTCTGGGCATGTTACCTTTTGTTGTGGAGTTATGGGATCAGTGTTTACCTTTTGTTCTTGGTAGGCCTTAATAAGGCTTCCCTGAACGTTTAGTGCATCTTGCATTGACTTAATAAATTGAGCACTTGATATTCTTGCAAGGTCAACGGCATTTTTAATTGCTTCCCATTGCTCTCTAGTTTTTCCTAGCGTAGTTAATCCTTCTATTGCATTTTCTAGTGCAAGTTCGTTTAGCCTTAGAGTTTCTCTGTTTGGCTCAAGACTCTTTTGTTCAATCTCATAAATTTGATCTTGTAATTCTTTAATCTTTGTTTCAATTTCAATTCTACTTCTTCCATCTTCTGCTCTTAATTGTGAAAGTTCGTATTCTCTAGACTGCTCCAAAGCCTCTTTTTGTTTTGTAATATTGTCTGCAGCCTGCTGGGCTCTCATTTCTTGAGCAGCACGAGCAGCAGCAGCAATGTCTCCAGATGTTAGAGCCTCTGCAAGGGTGAGTTGGCCTTTTTGTTGCTGAGAAACTGAGGCATTGGCTTTTTCAATTTGATCAAGAGCCTCAAGCCTTTTATCGTATTGTTCATTAACCTTTTCTTCTTGGTCTTCAATTTCTTTTAATCCAATTTCTTGTATTCTTATTTCTTCTTGTGCTAAGGCAATTTTTTCTTCTGCTTCTTTAATTGCATCATTTAACGCCTTGTTGTCAATATTAAATCTAAGTCTAAGGGCTGTTTCTTTTACATCAAAAGATTCCATTGCGTTACTAAATCCAGTGTCAAATATTTCTTGCATTCCCTCTATTGTTAATAGTTTAATTTTTAATTTATTGTTTGCATCTTTCATTAAAAGGGTTAATAGATCATCAAATGCTTTTCTAGAGCCTGGCAAATCAAAGCCTACTCTTATTGCATCCATTAACTCTGAACTATTAACAATTGCCTCTATTTGTTCTGCACTAAACTGACCCATAATTTTTACTAATTCGCTATATGCTTTTGCCTCATTTTTTAATTCTTGTGCTTTTGAAATATTTGCTGTTTTAGCAGCAAGTTTTTCTTGTTCTTTTGTTGCTGCCTTTGCTGCTGAAGTAATCTTTTTAAGTTGCTTATCTGATAGTTTGCTATTGGCAATAGCAGCAGCAGTTGAAGAATCTGCAACCATTTCTAAAGCAAGAGATCCTTCTACTCCAGCAGCCTGAAGCCTTTGAAGAGCGCTATTTTGATTTCCAATATTTTTGACCATTCTGTCTTGTGTGCTAACAAAATCTCCAAGGGCAATAGACTGAAGGGCATCTCCAATACTCTTGGCTCCGTCTTTTAATGCTACAATTTCACCGTTTTTAAACTTAAATAATTTATTTTTTTGTTTTTCAAATTCATCTGGATCCATTCCAACAATAAGTTCGATTAGGTCTTCTCCTGCTCCTAGTCGTCTCATATCATTTTCAATACCGCTGAAAACTTCAATAGTTTTTTTACCACCGAATATCTTGTTTAATGATTTAAACGAAGCATCAAAACCCTTAGTAACCTTTATGGTATTTTTGCGAACATCTCTTAGTTTCTTTAATAGTTCGTCTAGTTCTGAGGCATCTGGACCCTTTTTGTCTTTAGGATCTCCTACAATTGGAGGAATAACTGTTGCTGGCGGTGGAGTAAAACCTTTTGCAAGGTAACTAGCAGTAGCACTTTGAGTTGAAAGACCCTTACCAGCAAAAGCAGTATTTGCAGCAGCAATAACATTTGGATCTCCCTTTCCTACTAAATAATTTACAACTAAATTTTTATTAATTGTTTGCTCTCCTTCAGAAAGTTCTTTCCAATTATCTTTAATTGGGCCGAAAATTGCTGGATTTGTTCCTGCTAGAGTAGTAATAAGTTGAAAGTCTAACGTTTCAGGAAGTGGAGCAATTGCACTTAGTGCATCTGTTGCAACCTTGAGTTGGGCTACACCATTTGTTGTTAGGTTTAAAGTTACGTCGTACTGTGGCAAAAATCTTTGCAAAGCCTTAACTGCTTCTAAATCTTTATCAAAATCTACCTTGTTTGTGTTTATGTATTCTAGCATTACGCCTATTGTTGTTGGTTTTGCGTTGGTGCTTGATAACAATGAGAATAAGGAATTTGTATTAGCAAAACCCTGTTCATTTATTAATAAATTAATTTGTGCAGGTATCGATTTGTTTTCTGAGGCTGCTTGTAATATTTTTGTAATTACCGTTGGCTTTAAATCTCCAGAAATAATTCCAAGTTGTAAGTTTGTTTTAAATGTACTTTTCCCTAATAGTGCAAGTTCTTCCTTTGCTTGCTTGACTTGTGTTTTAACTGCATCAGATTGTTTTGCATACAACACATCTAGAGATGCACTAACTGCGTTTGAAAAATCTTTTTCTGACATACCAGATGCCAAATTTCTTATTTTTATAAGTGTATTTTGATTTGCTATATTTAAATCATTTATTTTGTTTTTTCTTTCTTCTTCAAAGGCCAATGCTTCTTTGTCTGTTTTTGCATTTTTTATTTTTAATTCATATTGTTTATTTAATGAGTCTACAGACATTTGATTTCGACTCAACTCTTCAGCGCCAAGTTGTACTGCTGCTGAGTTAAGTTCTTGATTCCTTGCTATAGTTTCTCTAATAGCAAATCCACCTGGGTCCATTGGTAGCCAGTCCATAACTTTTTTCCAAACTGGCATCGAATTCTCTACTGCTCTCATGCTGGCACCAGCCAGTGCAGCCTCAAAGGCATCTTCTACATTTACTAATGAATCCGACTTTATGTTTAACAAAATAGACAATGGGTCTTCTAATATATTTTCACCATCAGGTCCTAAAAGTGTAACAAGATTTCCAGCAATTTGTGCTGGAATAGTGTAGTCTTGTAGTTTTTCTCCAAGGGCGGAAGCAATGTCTTTTGCTTGATCGCTTGTTATAACTCCCTGCATAACTGCTTGAGCAAGACCTGTAGATACATTTTTTGCAATTGTTTTTTCATCAATACCAGCAGCAACTTGTTTGTCAATATCAGACATAAGGGTTTTACCATAGTCGCTTTGAAGAATTGTTTGTCCAGATCTTCTTTGTGCTTCCGATGTTCCAGAAACAAGAGTTTCTCTTTTCCTTTGTGCTTCTTCTGTTGCACTAACCGTTCCAGTAACAAGAGATAGCGCTTTAACTTTGTCAGAGCCCATACTTACTGCTTTAGCAAATTCAATTCCTTCGGTTCGTGCATTTTCTATACTCTTTTTAAACATATAGATTGTGCCAACAATTGCTCCTATAGCAACAGTTGCTAATCCCATTGCGCTTGAAAGCAATGGCAAAATCATAGAAAGACCCATCAATGGCATCATCAACTTTTGCATTGTCTCTCCAATTGTTCCTGGAATCATTGATCCCATCATTGCTATACCAGCAATACCCATTGCTGCGCCACCGAAACCCATACCAGGCCTTGGACCTTTTGGTCCTGACCCATCTGCTGCTGCTTTTGCTGCTGCTTTATCTGCCCTTGCTGCAGCCCTTGCATCTCTTTTTGCATTAAATTTTTCAAGAACCTTTCCTGCTACAGTGCTTTTTTGAACATTTTGTGTTGCCTTTTGCATTGCTTTTGAAAAAGCCGATACTGGTGCTGACATATCTTTAGTCAATTTAAGTAGTGGTTTACCTGCTGCAGCACGTGTGTCATTTTGTCTTCTTTGAGATCTCTGAGAAGCCGTTGGCGCAACTGTTCCATATCTCTTTTTTGCATCAGCCTCAGCCATTGCCTTTGCTTTGGCTTCTTTTTCTGCTTTTATTTCTGCTGCACGTTCTGTTAGTCTTGGGTTAATTACGGTTTCAGCATCTGCCCGTCCTCGGATACTTGTTACATTTCGAATATTGCCTGATTGGGCTTTTGATGTTGTTCTAGTGTCACTAGGTTTTGCAGTTTTTACGTTGCTGCGTCTTCTTTGTGTTTTTGGCTTTGTTGCTTTTCCATCTTCATCAACAGAAATTTCGTTAGGCTTTATAGCAATTGAGCGATGCTTATGAAATAGAGGTCTCCAGTCTCTTACATTTGCACCTTCATTTATTCTACGAAGAATATCTAAGTACGCTGGTCTTAGTGGATCATTTAATGGAATTTTTTGTACAAATTTTTCTGCATTTGCCTGAATCCTTTTAATTTCTTTTTTCATGTCAGCATCATACTGATCTGCAGTATAGTTTGTTTGATTTATCTTTTTTTGAGTTTCATTAGCAAACCAGTTTGGTGAATTTTTTGCTTGTGATCCTGGAACACCCTGCAAGTTTCGTTCTGCCATTTCGTACATTGATGGCATTTTATCTGATAAGACTCTTAGTCCATCTTTAGTAACAGATGTAGCCTTATCGAATACTCCAGCAGTTCCAACATCTGTTAATCTATTTCCTCCAAGATTTCCCATTTTAAGATCTTTATCACCACGAATGGCCGAAGCAACAAGTTGTCTAAAGTATTGGTCTCTGCTAAAGGTCTTTGGCATTTTCTTTTCATCAAACCTGGCATCATACTTAGACTCTAAAACAATTATTTTTCTTTTGCCTTCTGGATCTGAAGGATCAATCATTGTGCTAATTTTTTGTTCTGGTGTATCAAGACCGTGTACTTGCCTTGCAAAATCAGTTGCTTTCTTTTCTGCTAGAGCGTCTAGTTCGCTCATCATTGGCTTTACAAATACTTTTCCATTTGGACCGTCGTATAGTCCGCCTACTCCAGGAACATCAAAACTAAACCCAGTTGTTGGGGCAATCAGTTTTCCAAAATTAGTTGGCGGTAGTTTGCCAGACTCTGTTTTTGCTGCAAGATCTGCCGTTTTCTTTAGCAGTTGCTGGTCTGTTTGATTAAATCTTTGTCTTGGATCGGATTCTGCAACTCTTTCAACAAGAACTCCCTTATCTTTTGGATAAAGATCTGCAAACGACTTTAGTCCTCCCTGAGAGTAAGCACCTATTCTTTCTTTACCTCTATACTCTAAGCCAGCATCGACCAAGTGTGCTTGATATATTCTGTCTGCTGGAACTCCAAGTCTTTTTTGATTCTCTATTTGATATCTAGCAGCACCCCTAAATGTGTTTGCTGCTTTGTCAGTTTTTGGATGTGCTCCATCGTCAACAATTTTTCTAAGTTCTTCTCTGTCTATGTTGTATTTTTCTAGTACGTCATCTGGTAAACCTAATAGTTCTTTTCCTAGATTGCCCTGAACGCTATTTACAAACTGATTTATATATCCTGGATCTGGTGCAACATTTACTACTCTCCACCTTTTGTTACCATCTTCATCAACGTCTTTTGTAAGGTGTGCATTTGCAGTTGTAAAGGCGTTCTTTTTTTGCTCTTTGGTAAGCGGTGGCAGACCACGATCTTTTAGTGCTTTTTCTATTGCTTCTTGCTCACTTAGAAGTGTTTTTGCATTTTTTTCGTTATACGCTTCTTTTAGTCTTTTAATAAGTGCAGACCTATTAGACATGTTATCTCTTGTAAGAGATCTTCTGATTTTGGTCTCTGAAAATTTTCCTTCTAGTTGTCTTGTATCAAGAACTTGAGTCAATCTTTCTTTTGTAAATATTTTTCCTGTTTTTGTGTCTGTAAGAGTTCCATCTGGATTTTGTACAAGTTGATTTAAGAAATCTCTTATATTCTTTGCACCTACTGCAGACTGTGCATTGTAATCTTTTCCGTTATAAGTTACTTTTGTTGTTCCCTTATTAAATCCCGGAATTTTTTCGCCTGCTACCATTCTGGCAATTAGTGGCTTGTTTGCTGGATCTTGTGCTGCTCCTGCTGGAATAACTGCTTCTCCAGGAGTAAGCATAGCGGGAACAGTGTCTTGGTTTCCTGTCCCTGGAACTGATGTGACTCCTGTAGAATACTGACTGCTTTGTGGAGGGCCTTTCATCTTGCCACCCCTGCCGACTGGTCCAGTAAATCCAACTTGTGCTGCGATTGCATTTCTATATGCTAGGGCTAATGCATTTACTGCTGCTGTTTCGGAAGTAAACCTTTGTGTTAATCTTTGATGAACTTGGTCAAGAGATGCTGCAACTGCAGAGGCTTCAAGTTGTTGCTGTGTCAAGTAGTCTGTTTGTTGTCCTAAAACCTGTGTCGATGATCCTGTTCTATTGAATGCCATTTTCATATTTGCAAACAATTTAATTATATTTGCAACACCATTAGCAAGCAAACCAAATGTCATAAGCGCTACTGGTCCGATGGCGCCTAGAGCAATTGTAATCATTGTTATAAACTTTTTGCTTCCGTCACCTAGACCATTAAACTTTTCTAAAACCTTACCGACAAATTCAACTATAGGAGTCAGTGCTTTTAAGAACTGTTCTCCAACTGGGGCAAGACTAACCTTTAAGTCTTCAATTGTTTTCTTAAACTTGTAGGTAGTTGAATCTTCTACTCTTGATAATTCTCGTTCAGACAAAATAGCCAACTCTTCAGTTGAAGCCTTAGTAAGTTCCAAAACTCTTGCTGCCTGGGTTCCTTCTTTTGCTACGTTTTGAAACAATGTAGATAGTCTTGAAAACTGAAACTTGCCAAATAATTGCTCAATTGCTCTTGCACGATTAAGAGGATCTAGTGTGTCTAATGCTGCTGCAAAGTCTACCACTGTTGATTTAACGTCTCCTGCATTTGCTTCTACAATACCCTTGATGTTTATGCCAAGCCCTGCAAGCATCTTTGATGCTTTTTCAGATGGATTAATTAAAGATGCAAGACCCGACTTGAGTGCATTAGCACCTTCTGATGCATTGATTCCTCCCTCTTTCATAGCGGTCAGGAAGAATGCAAGATCTTCTACATCTCCACCAAGTTGCTTAACAACTGGTCCTGCTTTTGGAATTGCTATTGTTAAGTCTTCAATAGATACTACAGTCTGGTTTTCAACTGCGTTAAGGAAATCAATTTTCTTTGCTAAATCTTCTGCTGCAACACCAAATGCATTTGTTACGGAAATAGTTGTTTCAAGGGCTTGCTCTTGCTCAACACCACCAAGAACAGCAAGGCGAGTTGCTTCCATTACTTGAGCCTTTAATTCTGAACCCATCTTACCCATTGCTGCTGCGTTTGCAGCCATCTCCATGGTCTTTTCTACTGAAACGCCATACTTGGTAAACTCTTTTGCAAGTAACTGAATATCATCAACCATCTTATCTGTTTCTTCTTGTGTTGTAAAGAGTTCTCCATAAACACGCTTAAATCTAATTGCCTGCTCTTCAAGTTTCATGAAGGTCTTAGCAGCAGTTGAGCCAAGGAGCATCAATGGAACCGTAAAACCAACCATTAACTGACGGCCAGCCCACTGTGTATTCTTACCAAAATTTAGAAGATTTGTAGATCCTTGCTTTAATAATTGATTTAGTAGTTGCTGTCTTTGTGCTGCCATCGCTGTTTGTGTACCCAGATTTTTCATGTCTAGGGTAAGCGGTCTTACTGCAATAGCCTGTAAAGCGCCATTGGCTCCTCTGCCCATCTTAATATACTGGGTCTGGATATCTTTTACACGCTCTCGTGCAACTTTGTTTATTGTCTCAAATTCAGATTTAAATAATCTACCGAAAGTTTTTGTGGCTGCGCCAGTATATCTAAAATACTCTCTAGATGTTAACTTGTTTCTTTCTAAAGCATTGGTAAAATGCTCGGTACTTGTTGCTACCGTTCTCATAGATGCCTGGAATTGTCCAGTTGCATTTATGCTGTTCATCAAGTTTTGTGCTTGATTTGCTGCTACCGCTGACGCTGCTGCGCCAGACTTCGACATCTGTGTGTGGAAGGCTGATATTTGACGCTGTAGAAGTTTTAAACTTGCTAGAGCATCCGACGTATCAATATTTACATGAATATTGGATTGAACATCAGCCATCCATTAACACCTCTTTTTATTTAATTGTTTACAAGATTGCCAAGTAGAGTAGCGTCTGAAAGTCTAATTCCAGATGCCTCTTCAACGATCTTGTATACTGTAGGAAGGTCCATATTTTCTTCTAGGGCTTCCTTGTCTTCTGCCAATTCTGGCTTGTATTGTTGCATTGCAATTTGTACGCACTCCATAAGCAGATTCATTGACTTCTCATTGTCTTCTGCTACTTTTGCGATATCTTCAAACTTCTTCATAAACGGACGAAGTAGTGAGATTTTAAGTGGTCTTACCTTGATCTTGGTTCCATCGATCAGAGTTACTGTTTTTTCTTCTGTGGCAGTTGCCATCTATTCCTCCTTATAAGGTTTAGTTAATTATACCATAGCGGAGTCATATTTTTTGCTATTCGTAAACCTCGTAATCAAGGCCCATTCCAATTCCAAATCCAGCCTTTTCTGCATTCTTTCCTTGTAGTGCAAGTATATCGTTTCCATCTACAGCCTTGCCACCACTGAACACTCTGGCCTTCATGTCTTCCCATGCATTCGAATTCCCTGAATTTTTGTCAAGATCTACTCCTTGCATGGCAGCAGCAAATTTTTTATCACTGTAGTCTAACTCTCTTTTGATTTTAATCGTTGCTGTAAGTTCTGGCATTGAAAGAGATTCTTCTAATTCTTCGTAGTCTTTCCATATTCCTATAAGAAATGCTTCTGACTCAAGTTTTGCAAGATCTAAAGTCTCCCATGAAGATCCGCTATCTACTGCTTGAGATTTTACTGGCTCTTCAGATTTTTGATTTATTTTAATTCCTGCTGCAATATCAATTACTTTATATATGGTGGGAAGATCTAAATTATCTTCAACATCTTCTAAGGTTTTGATGTGTGGAGCATACTGTTTCATTGCTATTAAACAGCAAGAAACTAAAACAGATATAGACTCATCATCTGATTTTGCTTCTTTTATTGTTTCAAAAATTTCTAAAAACTCTCTAAGATATTTTATTTTAAGAGGTCCAGACTCAATGACTGTACCGTCTATAAGACTAAACTTTATTTTTTCATAAATGCTTGTTGCCATTATATAAGTATACCAAATGGAAATGGAAAAGCCCAGACTTTCAAGGGTCTGGGCTAGTCCTATTAAGTTGTATTATGCTGTTAGAGAACGATCTACGATTCTACCGTATGATGCGTCATCGTTTGGAAGAAGACGGAATGATACTTCAAACATTGAAGCCTCATCACGCTTTGCTGATACTGTAACATTCTCAATTGAGAGTGCACGGTATGCAACATAGATTCTTTCCTTTGGTGTTGCAGCGGAACCAGATCCTGGACCTACTGCGACAAGGCCACGCTCCAACGGAACGTCACCAATATCTCCTGCAGACATCTTGAGTTGTGAAACGTTTGATGCTGATGTGAGATCTGTGTCATCTGCTGCAATTGCTACTAGAAGGTTTTCTAGTGTTGCCTCTGCGAAAGATGTATTTAGATTAACTGTCATACCTTGCTTGAATAAACGAGCAACGTCGAGAAGTTGGTCTACCGCTACTTCACCAAAATCAGGCTGGAATGCGAGTTCCAAACCATTTGATGTGTAGCCTACGTTTGTGTATGCACTGTCTTCAGACAATGTATCTTTGTAGGAATCTGCGGATGCAGTGAATGCTGGTAGATCTGTTCCTGCTTGAGTATCAGTAATCTTTCCTGCGCTGTCAAGTCCGATTGGACCTGCATCATGCGTAAATAGTGCTGCTGCACCTACGATGATGTTACTACTTGAACCACGGCTGTATGCCATATTTTTCACCTCTTTCATTTTATTAAAAAAGGGCTTGTTTCCTCATCCTAATTATACTGCCTTTTTATTATGGGTTTACTGGGTGCCAGTCGTAGTCTATGATGATTTTATTCCCCGCATAAGTACGGGCTGTGCCAAAGTCTATAATATCCCTGGTTTCTTCAAGTTGATAGATCTTGAAGTTGTGGAAAAAGCACTCTTTAGACTCTGCGTTCCACTCACTCTGGTTTGCTGCTGCCCACTCGTTTACCTCTTTTGCAGAATCATCTGCATAGTCTAAAAGATCATTCACCTTTTGCTGCGTAATTATCATTTTCTTTTGTGCATCATCACCAGTTGCATAAAAATAGTATAGAAGTTGTTCACACTTTATATATGGGAATGGAACTCTTCTCATTTTAAACATTCTGTCATATACAGCAAAAACACCATTGCTGTCTGGAAATGTTTCAGTCAAAGAATCTATTTGTGTTGGAAGTGTTGGGAAAAAATATGCTGCTCCACTAAAATCTTCCATATTAAGTTTTGCTGCAAGGTACTTATTAATAATTGTTGGTGGATGATGTATTACTGCAGTCATTATGCACCTACCCCTGCATTAGCAATCCAACGATAGCCTGTTGAAATTCCTTTTGATCTGCCCATTCTTTTTCCTGCTGGCATATCTTTTTTGTAAACTATTGGGTTCTCAAGATACTTAGCAACTCCGCTTACTCTTAAGAATGCCTGAGAAAAGTATCTGTTGAAGAACATGTCAAACACTTTTTCAAAACCACCCTCTACTGCAGTTCCTCCAGGGTTGTCAACCCTAACTTCATTTTTTGTAAACACCATTTCTCCATTGTCTTCAAACGCTAAAACCTGAGCAAGCCTTGGTCTAATTGTTACTGGAATTCCTTCTTCCATAATCCTTGCCTTGTCGTAAAATGGAGTTCTTGATCCATTTTTAATTGATGTAGACTGGCTAAAAGATGATTTAAAAGATAGCCCTAATTGGCTTGTGGTATACGATATGTCATATAGTCTTGCACTTGGGCTTCCTGTTTGATGCCACTCATAAATATGATGTAACATTTCTGGATTTACCCTGGCATTTGAGTCTATAAATTCTTTCATAAGTTCTACTGTTTCTAGTCCTAATGTTTTTAAGAATACAGTTTTACCTCTATGAATGCCCTCTAAAAATCCAACAGAGTAGTCAACAATATTGCTCATATCTTTTTTAAATTGCATAGAATTAAATACTGCTCTCATACATCACCTGTTTGATTTTCTGATCTTCTGATAATTAACTTGTATGAATCTACAACACCAAACGGTCCCACAAATGGTTCGTAGGTGGCTATTTCAAACAGTGTTCCCTTGCCAGATCTTGGGCCAGAGGTTTCCATATATATTAGATTTCCTTCTTGATCTTTTATGTCTGTTACTAATATGTTAGTTAAAGAGTTTTTATTGTCTCTAGAAGATATTCTAATGTCTGATTTTGTTCTTCCGACTAAAATAGAGTTCTGTGTAATATTTACGTTTGGCTTTACCTCTTCTTTAAAGGCTGATCCTCCTGAAGAAAAACTACAAGCAAAAGTTCTATCTAAAACCCATTGTTTTTTAATTGCTCCAAAGTCGCCCTGCTCAACAATTGGATGATAAAGAGAGGCTTGCATTGGAAACATAAAGTCTGGAGTTTCGCATATTGTCATTACAACACCCCAAGTTTTGTAATAGACTTAGTATACTTCGAGAGTATCTTGTCTACAAGTATATTTCCTGTTCCTTCGAATAAACCTTTGTCAAATTGAATTCTGTATTGATCTGTGTTGTATGAAGAAATAAATCTCTTGTAATAATCTAACTTGCCACACTCTATATCATGGACAAGCATCTCTGTTGCCTTAACAATATCTGATGGAACAGATGTATGTCCATATTCAACTATGATTCTGTAGTCCCAAGTTTTTCCAAACCCTCTATAAATAAACTGTGGATCTAGAGAATCAGAAGATGCTGATGGCAATACTAGTGGGGCTGACTCTGCACGATTAATGTTGTCTGTTGACTTTTCAACAATTGCTGTCTTGTCTGATGTTACTTCGTACTGTCTGTCTGTTACCAATTTGTTATTTTCATATACGGTTAAAACCTTTTTTACATCATCCCAGATAGGTAGGTAGTCTGATCCAGTTCCTGTAAAATTCAAAACCTTTTTCTTATAATAAAATCCTTCTCCAACTATTGAGTCAATAATTGACCTTGCTATTCCTTCGTTATCTGCATAGGCAGAAATCTCTGAGGCTGTATCTCCCTTTGTAGTTGGATTTACATATGGTCTAACTATTTCGTATGTAGTATCAGAGACAATATCTCCGTCAATAAGAACTTCTACTCTGTAATCAGAGTCATATCTTCCAGGAAGATTTATTGTTACTGTGTCTCCCGTTGAAAGTTCATCAAATTCTAATGTAGAAATTGAAAGGTCCGCCAAATCGGTAACAGTAACAGTCACATCTTCATCCACTATATTTGTAGGGATTGTGTATATAACTGGTATATTAGCGTATGGCGGAACCCTCAATATTTCCATTTTTACAAACCAAAAGCCTTCTTGACTTCTTCTGGTGCTGCAATTCTGACATGTTTGCGAGTTAACCACTTGTCTGCCTGTTGCTTTGTTACAATATTGTAACCCTTCGTTACAGACCCGACTTCTGACCAATAAACGCTTTTTGTTGAGTGAATAGCAACCTTGTCTCCAAGACCTTCCACTTTGACAGTTTTCTTAGGACCGTCTGCTGCCATTGATCCAATTGCTCCCGTTGCTGTAAATCCTAGTGCTTGTACTGGCTCTTCTACTGCTGGTGCTTCAACAACTGCCTCGGCAACTGGTGCTTCAACAACTGCTTCAGCAACTGGCTCTGGCTCCTGTACTGGCTCCTGTACTGGCTCTGGTGCAGGTGTTGGCTCTTGTGCTGGCTCTTCTACAAATTCATGTATTGATCGCATTTCGTTATCATTATTTTCCATTGTATCCTCCTTGTTTGTATTATATCACTAAAGTATTAAGGGGGACAGGAGAGTGAACTCCCGCCCCCCATAAAAGGTTACTGTTACAGATTATGCGTCTGCTGCAGCATCTGCGTAAGAAATGGCGTCTTCTTCTTCCAACTGGAGTCCGAAGCGAACGAATACTGTGTATTCAATCGTGTCTTTCTTTGCTACGTATTCACGGTTTACAGTGATGTCTCTTTGGAATCCCCATACACGGTTTGCTGGGAATGTCAAGTCGACATAGCCTGCTGGGTAGTAAGGAACTTCCTGAACTTCGATTCCGAGAACACGAGTTGTACGTGCTCCACCGAATGTCTGTCCGATACCATCAAGGTATGACTGACGGTTTGCTTGAGTGCTTCCTGGAATTTGTCCAGCAAACGCTTCAGCAACTGCATCAGCAAGTGTACCGTTATTCTTAACGATTCCACCGAATACGTCTGTACCTGCGTAGAACTTAAGATTGTTCTTAAGTGCACGGTACTTACGTGGCATTGCATTGATGATGCCCTGCATTACATCAGGTGTCCAAGCATTATCTGCTACGGTCACTACTGACTCATGTGCTCCACCATCTTTGGTCTTCTTAATAAAGCCTGGCATGATTGACAAGAATGCTCCTGTTGAACCATCACCGTTGATAGCGAGATCTTCGATATCGTTTGCGAATGCGTTGGTCATCAAGCGTACTAAGTGATCTTCTAGAGCGTCACCTTCTACACCATCTTCCAATGATTCTGCTGTTACTTCCCAATCAAGACGAATCTTCTTGGTAGTAAGTTCGACCTTAGAGAATGTTGCACCTGTGTTTGTGTATGTACCAACTGCTTGCGCTGCTGCACGAATTACACGCTCACCGACGTTTACCTTCTCAAGTTCCATTGAATTAGCCTTCATTGTTACACGACGGCCATCCTTTGCTAACACTGTAGCGTCCCAAACATAGTCGATAAAACGACGTGCCTGCTCGGGGCGCAAAATTCCAGAAGCCGCTGAACCACTAGGGTTAACAGCGTTTGCTCCGCTTGTAGATCCAAGAGTTGCTGTTGGAATGTTACCAAGTGTATCTGCACCTGGGTTTGTCACTCCACCAATTCCACCTGATGCGAAAGCACCTTGGCCCTGGTAAAGTCCTGGTGCTGTTCCACCTAGATCTCCAGATGCGCCTGGCTGGTTTTTGATTATTTCTTCTGACATATTGTCACCTCCTAGTGATTTGTTCATTTGAATAGATCGGCTGTTTTGAGGAAACTACCGCCCCATAGGGATTTTTCAACCATTTCAGGCTGAGACTGGAAGATATCGCCGATATCTCCAGACTTTCGGAATGCGGTGTCTGCTTCCACAGCGTCTACTCGTTTTCCAAATTCATTAAATTCATTTGATACTGCTGCAATATCTTTTGCAACTGCTGCAAATGAATCCTTAACTGTATCAACATCAACCTTTGAAGACTTAAGAAGTTCTACTTCTGCTTGCAAAGACTTTACTGTTGACACTAGATCGCTAAAGGCTGATTCTAGAGTATTCTTCATTTCAGTAACTGCGTTAGCAATTACCTCTTCTGACTTAGATACTTCTACAACTGCTTCACTTACTGGCTCTACTGCTTCAGCATCTTCTGCCTTA